CACCCTGCCACTGACCTCCAACCCCACTTCGTTCTTTATTTCACAATCTTTTGACTTCTGGCTCTCCCGCAATTTGTTTAATATTCGCCCGTCTCATTGACATTTTCTGCCATATCTCTGCCACTCTGCCACACTCAAAATCGTAACGTACTCACACACTGACACTTACAGAACTACGCACACCTGCTAATCAGGCAGGAGGCCACACAGTGACACAGATCTAGATGCGGATACACTGACACTTACAGATACACTGATACAGTGACACTTACCTAAACACGCCCACACACACGCTCGCCCAGCCAGCCCCCTCCAGGGGCCAGCCAGCCCCCAGAAACACTCCCAAAAGCCAGCCAGGCATGATCTTACGACCCAGGCTGATTTGGTCAAAATACCTTGAAAATATATGTGGACCTGACGATAATCAACTTGGCGGGAATTGTTCTCGCAAAATCTGGCAACAAACAAGAGGATAGGATACCAGACCGATGAAAACCAAAGCAAAATTCGTATCACCTGTAAACGATTTCCGTGAACAGATCGACCGTGCAGCTAGTGTTTACGCGAATACTCCAACCAAGGAATTAACCCCTGAATACTTAGGAGAGTGGTTAGATACCTATACCGATAACGCGACAGAAGACTACTATGAACACGCAATATCGGTAGCATGTCAAAATGCCAGAACCCAGGCAGACTGGTCTAAACTTCTGCACGAATTTTGTGGGGGTTTATCGGTCACCAGTAAAATGCCAGGGTTTGGTTGGTCAATTCCAGCTAATTTTTGCGATACTGGATCAAAGCTGCATAAGGTTCAGGGATCAACCTGTAACAAGTGCTACGCTTTAGACGGTAGATACCTCATGCCGAACGTCAAGCTGGCAATGGCACGTAGGCTTGTCACATATCACTTAGACAATAGTCTGAACCCTTACGATTCCAATTTTGTGCAGGTTCTATCAAGCTTTCTGAACTGGAATCTAGAAAACCCTATCGCCGGAATTGACGCGAAGTATTTTCGTTGGTTCGACTCGGGAGACCTACAGGACCACTTAATGCTGCACAAAATTCGCGTCATTGCGGAAAAGTGTCCCAAGGTATCATTTTGGCTACCAACCCGTGAATTTGGTATAGTTAAGCGTATCGATTCGACCCCAAAGAACCTGATTATCAGATATTCAACCCCTATGATCGACGCGCTTTCTAGGGTTGAAAATTCGACCATGGTATTTTCCGAGCTTTCAATCTTGCCAGATGACTGCCAGGCATGCCCCGCAACAACAACCGACGATCATACTTGCAATGCCCATAATTGTCGATCATGCTGGACCACTGGCCACATAGGATATCAGATCCACTAATGATACTTATAATTGCCGAAGTACTAATCATCACATGTGATCTAGTGGTTATGGTCTTGATATGGTGGCTGAATCAGCCAAAACGCAAGTAAGACTTCCAGGACCTGCTCAGCTGAGCAGGTCTTACTTGTTTCCAGGCATCCACTTCCAGGACCTGCTCAGCTGAGCAGGTCTTACTTGTTTCCAGGCATCCACTTCCAGGACCTGCTCAGCTGAGCAGGTCTTACTTGTTTCCAGGATGTTTTCATGACATGGACACCTAGTTTATGGGACACAATTTCGCGAATTTTTCCGAGCCGCCGCTCCAGGCGTGTCGGCTATGCACACACTACCAACAAATAAAAAAATAAAAAACAGAAAAAGCCTCCCCCTCACTCCCATCTTGTTATGCACACCTACTTATGTTATGATATGAGTATGGGATTATACGGATCGTTCAAATCGCTGTTTCGCGGCAAAACGCCCTACTCCGGTTGGGGTGGGCTGGGTGGTGGATATCGCCCGTATAGCGTTTGGTTGCCNGGAACAACGTACGATTACACGGAAATGCTTATCCAGGGGTTATGGAAGAACTCCACGGTAGCTTCCGGTATCGACTGGCTTGCCAGAAACTGGTCCGTCCCNAATCTACAAGTGGTGCGGGTGGATGACGAAGGAATCGAAGATCCNATCCATAANCACCCTGCATTGACATTGTTACGCCGTCCCCACCCTTATGTGGGCGAAGCAGCGTTTGTCGGTGCATATGTCAGGGACGCAAGCTGTTACGGNAATGTCTGGATCGAGAAGATCAAAAATCGTCTGGGCGAGCCAGTGGAACTGAAGATCTGGAGGGCTGACAAGGTTTCGCCCCTCTTTCCAACGGACGGATCAGATTACCTTACAGCCTGGCGATATAACATCAACGGGAAGATGCTGGACGTTCCTGCGGACAGGGTGATTCATATCCGGCGTTATATCGACATGGATCAGGATCGGGTCGGCTGGAGTCCTCTGCTCGCCCATGTGCGTGAGATCGCTGTTTTGAACGAGGCATCCACCTACACAGCCTCTCTGCTTCGCAATTTTGCGGTTCCTGGGCTGATTGCCACCCCAAAGGGTGATTTCACGGTCTCAGAGGACGACGCCAAGGCGATCAAATCTCGGCTCAAGGATGCCCTCACGGGTGACCAGCGTGGAGACCCTACAGTTTTGACGGGTGCTTACGAACTGCACAAGATGGGATTCACGCCGGAAGAGATCGGTCTGGTAGAGATTCCCAAGTCGGCACAGGCTACGGTTCTCGCGGCAATGGGGCTGAACACATCGGTTCTGGGCCTGAACACAGACAACACGGGTGCATACGGAACCTACGCAGATGCCATCAGGGCAGCATACGTCCACGGATTGATTCCGTTGCAGAAGGTTTTTGCGGACGAGATGACGCACCAGCTGTTGATCGACTTTGAAGATCCTGATGACGTAAGGTCCGGTCGAATCAAGTTCACATTTGATTATTCGCCAGTTGAGGAGCTTGATGACCGTGAACAGATTGCAGCCAATCGTGCGATTCGTCTTCTTGGTGGTGGAGTTATCACTATTAATGAGTCTCGCGATATCGTTGGCTACGGCAAATCTGATTCACCAGATGCTGACTCGCTTGGTATCGCTAGGGATGAGATTCGCAACGAGATTCTACCCCAGGCTGATCCAGCTCAAACAACGGTTTCTGAAGGCGATAACATCGGGTCGGTAAAGGTTCCTGCCAGCACAGGTGAACGGTCCAAGATCGAGGGCGAACGCAATAGCGATTCCCTTAGCCCCAGCCGATCAGGGGTGAACAAGGCTTTGGTCCAGTCTTATGTGAGCCTGATGGCAGAACTGGAAGAATACGAATCACGCGAGGGTTGGACAGACATCGAGGAGGTCTCCTAAGGATGCCAGATCTGAACCTTCTTCCTCCGAATTTGAATATCTCGGCGATTGCTGGCGATGATGTGCAGATAGTGGTGACCGTGATTACGGGTACATCTGGGTGCAACAGCACGCTAGCAAATATATCCAACACGACCTTTGCAGCAGCTTTCAAGACATCGAATGCGACCTATAACGCAACGACCTCGGCCAACTCCACGACAGGCGAAGTGATCGTAACCTGGTCAGATGGTCAGACGAGTGCTGCTGGTGCTGGAAGCTACAAGTGGTGGATGGCATTTACGGATGGTGATATCACGCGAACCCGTATTGCTGGGAATTTCCTGGTGGTCTCCCGTACTTGATGACAAAGATGAGGTGAGATCATGGATATTATCCAAGTCAAAGATGGAAAGAACAGGGTAACAATCAGTGTTGCCGAGAAGGGTGCTACTGGCCCACAGGGGCCAGCAGGGATAGGTGGATCGTCTGTTCCCGCTACAAATACCACGCTCGGTGGCATCATCGTTGGGGATAATCTGTCAATCACGGGCAATGGAGTGCTGTCGGCACAGCCGGGTGGTGTTACGGCGTTCAACAATCGCACGGGGAATGTCAGTTTGACATCCAACGATGTCACATCAGCTTTAACTTACACGCCTTTGACTACTTCGACGCCTTATTCCAACCTGTCCTTTACAGGGACTTCAGCAGCAAATCCGTTTACTCTTAAGGTTCAGAACGCCAACGGATCTCGGTATATGACCTTGTTTTCCGGTTCATCCACAGGCCAGAATTATGCTGATATGCAATGGGCTATTAGCAATACTCGTGCAAATGGTCAGACAGATGTTTATTACCCGTTTATAAGGCTTTATACCGATCCGTTGAACCCAGACATAAACGAAGGAAGTCTGAATCTTCAATACAATTATACTGCAAACGCAAGCACCGGGCCTTATTTTAACACCTCGATTCGGATCAGCAAAACAAAGGCTGAATTTTTCGCCCAAACTTACACTTTCACCGATAACAGCTTGTTGACAAGGGTTTATGCAGACACTCGATACCTAACATCCGCAAACCTGACCTACGCCAACATTACAGGCACGCCCGACCTAACAGCGTATGTCAAAAAGACGCAAAACACAACGCAGACCATTGCTTCGACAGCGTCCCTTGGTAGCGATAGCAGCACTTTGACGTTAAGTTCCTCGTCTTATGACATGACGGTCAATACCCTTGCAGGAACAAGCACCCTTACGGTAAGTCCAACATCAGCAACTCTGGTTCTGGCGGGTGGTGGAACCTGGACTGCAAACAGCATTTTGACGCTGGGTTATGCCGATGGACGTTATCTGACGACTGCCAACCTGACCTATGCCAACATCACAGGCAAGCCAACGCTAGCAAACGTAGCCACTTCAGGTAGCTACACGGATCTGAGCGGCACGCCAAACCTAACCCTATACCTTACAACTGCAAACGCATCTTTAACGTACCTTCCATCAGCCAATTTCACATATGCGAATATCACCGGAAAGCCTACTTTCGCTACGGTCGCCACCTCGGGAAGTTACACAGATTTAAGCAACACTCCAGCATCGTACAGCCTACCCACAGCAACCACATCGGTTCTAGGTGGAGTTAAGGTTGATGGATCATCCATCGTAATAAACAGCGGGGTAATCAGCTCGACATATTCATACACGCTTCCTGCTGCAACAGTATCCACTTTAGGTGGCGTACGGCTCGGAACAGGTGTTGACCTCGATGCAAACGGGTTCTTGACGACTGATGTCAAACTTGGTGCAAACTCGTTCACAGGGGCGCAAAACCTTCAGGATAACGAGCTGATCAGAGCCAAACTTCGTGACTATTCCGAATCTGTTTCCAGCCCAACGATATCATCCGGCACGCTGACGCTTAATCTCGAAACATCAAACATCTTCACGGTCTCGCTTAATGCAGCGATCACCACCCTGACCATCAG